ACTTAGCAGGTGCAACTGTTATGGATTGTGGTTGTTATGAAAGACCTACTAAAGCAGAAGCTAGAGAATGGTTTGATAATGAATATGGTAAACAAGAGTCAGATGAAGAATGTGACTGTTGTGATGAGGAATAAATTAGGGAGAGCTTAACGGCTCTCCCTTTTTTTTTCTATCTCCCTTGACCTTTGTACATTTTTTTGTAGTTCTTAGACATTTTACTTTTTGAAGTTTTTGTCTTTGAGTGAATTCCCGGTCTTGAAACTTTCACTGATTTTGTTTTAGCTGCCATTGTATTTGTTTTTAATTATTACCTGATTCTTGTTGCACCTTTTGATAAGTTTTTCAATGATGTTTCTGGATCTCCAATACCACCTGTTAAACCTAACATAGTAAACAATCTTTTGTAAGTTTTTAACTCACCTTTTTTCTGCCACCAGTAAGGACCAACATCTTTTTTGTATCTTACAGCATCATCATTTAATGTGATTAGATTTAAGACATCTCCAAATATTTCAATATAGGTTAATAATGTATTTCCAAAAGCTGTTGTAGTTGAGGTTAACATTTTTGCATAATCATCAGCACCAAAGTTAAAACCTTGTATTGATGGTAATGGAATAAAAGCACCGGTTTCAGCCTGAACACCTAATAACAATAACAGAGCATGATTAGATATATAACCATAAGTATTAAATTCATCTGTAAACAGGGCCCCTGATTTAGCTTTTATTTTTTTCCATTTGTCTGGATCATCATCATCAAACCCAAATAACATTGATGCTAGTAAGCCAGATGCAATTACTATTAAACCTTCTGTTGCAGCTTTTTTCATTGCTCCTTTTTGTTCATCATTAAGATATTGATAATCTGCTCCTTTTGATTTTAGTATTTTAGTTAAAGCTTGGAAAGCCTCTACATAAAAACCTTTTGTAGTTCTACCCATAGCCCAATCATATCTTGCTCCACCAAAGTTTTCTTTACTAACATCCATACCAAAACGGTTGGCAAACATTGGAGTAAACCATTTTCTCATGAAGAAAAACATACGGTACATAATGTACTTGTTACCTTCTGGTTGTCCAAACTTATCATAAACCCCAAACAGTGCTCTTGATGTACCTTGTAGTTTGTTTTTAAACTGCTTAAAGTATTCTGACTTAGCAATAACAATTTCTTGACCATCTTCAAGTTGAATTTCAGACTTAATACTATTTTTAGCTTTAAGTTCTTCTACAGTCACATTATATTTTTTTGCAATATCTGCTAGTTTCTCACCTTTGTTAAAAACATGAAATATAGATTCATAATTCCAACCAGGATGAATACCTTCTTTAAGTTTAAGTATTCCATTGTCATCTTTTTCCCATGCATCTGAATAATTTATTAAACTTTTTGATCCATCTGAATAGTTTTGCTCAATTTTTTCAGCATATAGAAATGAACCAAATAATCTCATAGCAACTTCCATCTCACCAAACTTACGGTGCATGTACATCCATTCACCATTTATTAAATCTTTATACAAAGATCTATATACCGGTTTACCATTCTCATCTGTTGCTTTAAAGTTAGGGTCAAAAACTTGTACTAACTGTGTTGATACTGCTCCAGGACCTATTTCATAGATTCCTTTTGTAGTCCACTCTAACATAGCTTTAGTTGTCCATGTTGCAGACAAAGCTAAATCTCTACCAGAAATATATCTATTTCCAGAAGCTTCAATAATAGTTTGAATGTAACCAGACACCTGATTTTTTATATCTGATGGAATGTTTAATGCTAATGCAGCTCTACTAGATCTACTTGTTAATGCAGTTAACCACTTACTTAAAACTGGATGGTTTTCTTCAATACCAACAGCTTGTCTTCCGTGATATTCTCTTTCAATAAGAGATCTTACTTGACCGGATCTATTATTCATAGCATTAGACCTAGTTGGATGTTGTTGCTTCTTTCTTAAATTGTAAATACCTTTTGAAAATGAATCTAATTTTTTAGGTTGGTTAGCCGGATCTTCTAAAGTTTCCATGATAGAGTTTACTAATGGTAAACTTTTAATTAATGCACTTTGAGTTTGTACAGAAAGACCATATTTAAATAATGAATTAAATACATCAGCATCTACATTCTTAGCATCTAAATTATAAATACCTGTTACAGGAATATAAGAAATCTCATTACCTTGTAAGTCTGTATTTACTAAGTTGTTTTCTGGATTATAGTTAAATTGATCTAAGTTATCTTGTACAGATTTACCAAATGTTTGTTTTAACCATTCTTTGACATTAGCTCTAACTTCTTTAAACCTTTCTCCATATTCTCCTTTTTGTAAAACTTGATAGTAATCTCCTCTTTCAATACCATATCTTGGTAAATCTAAATAAAGTTTACCATAACTTGAAGCACCGTCTTGCAATTGCAAGTGATAGTTTTTCATCAATTCTAATAACTTGTATTCAGGAGAACTTGGATTAGATTTAATTTTTTTAAATTTCTCACTAATATACTTACCATCTTTTGCACTGTTTTTAGAACTTGGATCAAAAGATCTTGGTAAGAAGTTACCCTTATTATCAATAACCTTTCCAACATAGTCTTTTCTTACAGCACCTCTTGGTATTGTTCTATACTCATTTTTAACTTCTCTTCTTGAGTGTCTAATGTTAGGAACACCAATAAGGGAGATAACTTCTCCTGTTAGGTTATCCTTTATCTTAGTATTTATAAAATGCTTTGGGTTGGTTGGCTTGCTGTAGGAATTAGCTGCGGTTCTCTGATATTTTGGTACCAATACACCATCTTCATAAACCTGAAGTTTAACATGACTTAAATCAAACCAATCAAACAAATCTGCATCATACAAATCACTTTCTGGGTCAATTAATTCTTGGAATAATTTACTATTAATAAATTGATCTACTGTAACATCTGTAAAAGCAGGAATATTATCATACTTTGACATGTGTGTTTCTAGAGCATCCATGTAGTAATCTGTTGGATACTTACTAGAGATATCAGATAACTCACCTATTACTTCTGACAAAGCTTCAACTAGTGTAACATCAACATCTTTCTTAGCAGTAAGTAATCTATCTAATTCTTCCGCTTCTTCATTAGTTAATTCTTCATCTCTTGATTTAATAATTAATTCCTGAAGTGTAGCAGAATCTTCTCTTGATAAACCAGTATACTTATCTAATTTTTGTCTTACATCAATTATATTTTGTTGAATATCTTTGATTTTTCTAAGTCTTTCTTCTCCTAATTGTGTAGCATCCGGTTGACCAAAGTCATCTTTAAATGTGTACAATAAATCTAATATTTTCTTGTACTCATCTGATACATTATAGTCAGTTTTTAATTGCTCATTAATTTGAGATTGAATTGCATTCAGTCTTTCAAACAATCTAGTTCTTTCATCATAGTATTCTTGAGAATAAACAATTCTAACATTTTGTTTTTGCCATTCTCTTAGTAATTTATCATACTCTTTAGTACCTTTTTTGACATCCTTAGTAAGTAGTTCAGAAACAAACTCATTATATGCTGTATCTAAAGAGTTTGTAATTGGAACCCATTCATAAAACTTATTAGTTTCTTGTCTGTGTTTGATTAATAACTCAGCAATAGATTTATCATATATTCCTTTTGCTGGATCATCTACTTTTTCAGTTCCATCTTCATTCTGTAAAGAATATAATCTTTGGTAAGTTTTGAAAGCTTCTTGTAATTCACTATGTTTTTCAAATCTTTCATATTCTTTTTGCAAACTGTTTTGTAAATTGATATAATTTTCCAAAGCGGTTCTTCTTGCAGAAAATGCTAATGCTCCTATTTCAGAGTCTTTAAAGATATCATCTTTTTCATAATACTCTAATGTATATTCTTGCCACATGTAGTCTTTATTGAATTGTCTTAATTCATCAAGAGCTTTAGCAATCTTATCTTTTTCTCCGCTTTTCTTAGCCTCCTCATATAAAAACTCTAATTTGTCAAGCTCAAATCTCCAACCATTTCCAAATTCATTTAAGAATGTAAAAACATCTCTAGATTCATACTCACCTGTTTTTTTATTAAAGTAAAATATCTGATCTTTTTCAGCAACCATGTCTCTTATTTGAGTTGGATTCATTTTACTGAAATTTACTTGAGGAAGTAATACCTCTAACTGAGCTCTAAAATCTTGAGACATTCTCCAAACTTTAGTTTCTACTTCAGTTTTTTGGTTTTGAATAAACATAGATAAAGGACCCACTATTACATCATTACTTGAACTATAAGATTCTAACCATCTATTAAACCAGCTTACATCTTTAGCATGTCCTGTAAGAGCATCTTTAATTTTATCTTCATTTACAATATAGTTGTTATATTTTTTTATGAACTCATCTAGAATATTTGCAGGAACACCTTTATCATAAAGAGCTTTTGCATCTTCTGGAGTAAATTTTTGTTCAACAACTTTTCTATATAAGTCATCCACAGCTGTTTCTAACTCAGATTCAGAAAATGCTTTCTTTAAAGCAATACCCAAATTAGATTTTAATTCTTTATTTACAAACTCATTCATGTAACCTGTGATTTCCACAAAGAATTGAACACCTCCTTTTTTATAAATTTGAGCAATCTTAGAATTAATTACAGTAGAATTATTAACAATACTAGTAATCAGTGAATAGAACTCACTGTTTGTATCTATTTCAGTTTCATCTAAAAGTTCATTAATTTGTTCAATTACATTTAACCAAGATTTAGAAGTATTTTTATAAAGACCTAGTAAAGCAATTGTATTTCTATTGTTGATTAAACTAGGTTGTTTATTGATATTGTTAAGCTCTTTAATTATGTTGTTACTTGATGTATTAATCCTATCAACACTGTTAATTAAAGCCGCAGCCATTTGTTTTGTCTTTTCTAGATCTTCTAGATCTTCATTTAATATTGCATTTAGATTATTAATGTTTTGATATCCTTTAAGAATTTCATTTACTCCAGGTAATAAGTTTGTTGTATTTTGCTTTTTTAAAGCTTTTTCTAACATTTCTCTTGTTACTTTGTCAGATTTGAAGTCTTTAATTTGATTAACAATCTGTAAGTTACTTGCATAAAATTCATTTACTATCTCTTGTAAAACATTAGCACTTGCACTAGATGAAAGTTTATCTGCTTCTGTAAAGATATCTCTAACATACATTACCAAATCATCCTCAGTAAGATTAACTTCTCCAAAATCAAACATGGTATCATCAAGCAGCATCTCTGCTAACTCATCAAGAGATGTAGATTCATTAAGGTTTTTCAAGTTTACGCCATTTCCAAATATTTCACGTAATAACTGTTTTAATGAAGCTAATAACTTGTCTATAAAAGATTGAAACCCTTCTGTCTCAACTTTATTTTCAAGTTTATTCATAGATTTTAGTTGCATAGCAAATGCTAATACTTCTTCCTTAAACAAATCAGAATTAACATCTAGTTCAGGATATGCTTTTTTCACATATACCATGATACTTAAACCTTCATCTGTTTTAGATAATTGATTGTATAAATTATTAAATAGTTGAGGATTTGTTTTTCTTATACCTTGTAGTAATGGGTGAGAAAACTCATGTAGGAGAATACCGGGTCTTACATTATCTCCAACAATGAATACAGCTCCATTATAAAAGAATGCAGGCTCACCTCTATATGGTACAGGATTGTTTTTAAGCATTTCTGTAGCTTGCTCTGGAGATAAGTTATGATAATTTATTCCAAGTTTAGCTGCTAATTTAGATGCTATAGCTTCAGCAACAGCTTTTGATTGTTGCTGATTGATAATATTTAAATCAATTGGTACAATTGGAATGTTGTTATTTTGATCCATTCTTATGAAAGCAATACGTTGAGTATCTCTTTCTGGTTTTATTTCAACCTCATTCCATGTATTACCAAACTCATCAGTAACTTGTTTAGGAGTATAACCTTGTTTTTTAAGGATATTAGTTACAGTATTTTCATAGAAATTGTAAATAGGTTTAAGAGCAGCTAATCCTTCTGTGTTAACTCTTTTAAGTTCTTGTTTAAGTTGGTTTATTTCATTTTCAATATTAGAATCTATTACTACTCTAGTTATTTTAGCATTAGGATAAATAGACTTTATAACTTCTTCTGAATCATATAAACCTAAATAACCATTTTCATTTTCTGCTTTATAGCTAATTTTAGCATTAGACTCAAGTTCTTTAATCCTATCTTCTTTCTGTTTTTTAAACTCTTCTAAAGTACTATGTCCTTCAACTTTACTAGCTGTATTACCACTAGGAAATAATACTTTCTCATATCCTTTCTTAGCACTATCTTGTATAATAGATTTAATAAAGAATGTAACCCAGTTATTGTCTTTATTTAAAAGTTGAAGGAATTGATTTTTAGATACTAAATTTATAGGTCTTGTTTCAATTACTTCTCCATATTTAGTAGTCTCAAAAGTACTACCCGCTAAATCTTCTCTATCTCTACCCTTCTGAAATAAATCAGATTGTACTTCTAGTATTCTTCTAGTTTTAGAGGGTTTTCCTGTATGGATTTTATCTCCTTTTCTAAAATAATATTCTCTTTGACCTAAAATATCTTCATATACATCTTCCTCAGCAATTCTAAATGCCCATTCATCATCACTTCTAAACCAACCAATACCTTTATCGGTAGCAAATTGAGCATGTCCTTTGATTGTAGGTGTGATAGCTAGAGTAGCTATTTCTTGTTCTGTATAGTTAGTACCACCTGGAACTGTTAGGTCAGAGTAATATTGAGTTGGTATTGCTTGATTAGATTTTTTAGCTTCTTTAAAAGTATCAAAATATTCTTCTTTAGTTATTTCTTCATTACCTTTAAAATATAATTCTTCTGTAGGGCTAGCTCCTATAGAATAGTATACATTATTATAAATAAAAGTTTCTTCTTCACTAGACTCTTCATATTCACGGTAACTATTTATAGTTTTAGCAGTATTAATCTCAATAGTATAACTATAATTAGCAGCAATAGCAGCAGCTAAATCAGATGTAGAAATTTCTTGAATATTATTAGACTTCATATAGTCAAATACAAAATCAACTTGTTGATTTGTAACACCTTTATTGTTAAGTGTTTTTCTAATATTATCTTCTAGGTATGGTTTTGCTTTTGTGTTTAATCTGATTGTTAATCTTTCAGGTTCTGTTTGTTCACCATACTTCCTTGTTCTTTTAGTTTCTTTAGGTGAAGCTAAGTTCATTAAAGCAGTAACAACTTTCATTGAGTAATCAACTTCAGGAGTTTTCATAAACATAGCTTGCTGACCAGGTACAATAGCATTATCAGCTATTGCCTGTCTTTGATCATATCTAACTTTGAGTTCTTGAAGTTTTTCAAACAAAGGCTCATTGGGCTCCGCTCTGTTTATAGTAACAATACTGTCTCTTCTATATGTAGAAGTTCTATCATCTTTTAGTTTTATCTCAGTATCCTGAAAAAGTAATTCTCCATTTGTTTGTAAGCCATACTTGTCTACAGCAAGTTTAGTAAGACTCTCATTGAGCTCACTAAACTTTGCTGTATCAATTATTCTTCTTACATCATTAGTAGCTTTTTGTTTTTCTAAATACTTGATAGAATTTACTTTTACTTCACAAACCATTTTTATACACAGTTAAAAGGATCAGATTCAAAACCTAGTGATGCAAGAATTTCATCATCTGAGATACCTTGTTTATTATTTAATATTTCTGTTATGTCTTTATACATTGTAGAACCTGGGTTTAAATACCCTAGTTCTTCAAACAATCTCTTACTTAAATATACAAATAATTCTTGAGGCATTTTGTTAGCATTCCCTATTCCTTCTATAGGAAGTGCAATTTTGCTCCCCAAATCCTTAGCATCTTTAAGCTCTTGAATTTTTCTATCAAAATAGTTTTTAATACTTTGATAATTTTCAGCTGCTAAGTTACTAAAGTTATCACTTCTATCCCTAGCATTAGTACCAAAACTTGTAATAAAAGGTAGTGCAGTATCTGGTGAAACAAATTTTAAAAATGATTGACTTCCTATAGTAAGATTTTTATCTAACTCATGTTTACTTGCATTGTATACAAAACCTACTGTAGAGTTAGAACTAGTTAATTCTCTATAATAAGCTGCAGTTTTAGTTTTAGCATCATCAAAAATAAATATGTTTGGATCTGATGTTGTAATAAGATTATTAGTTTGTTCTTCTACAGCTTCAGTTGCTGGTTGAGTAACTTTTTGAGTAGCTTCTCCAGTACCTACTTTATTAAAATCAATATCTGTAAAATAGTTTTTGAATCTGTTTTTCTCTTTATTATAGTAACTATTTTGAGCATTAAACTTATTATAAAAATCTTCTAATAGTCTAAATGCTTTACCTGGATCAGTTAAAAGTTTAGTAAAATCTTCAACAGCACTATCCATGATATTTAAGAATGGTGTTGTACTTACATAAGGAACTAAATTAGCACTAGTTTTATTGATACCAGATTGCATGTATGCAAACAAAGGTAACCTAGAGAATAAATCTGATATGTATGTAATGTCTTGATCACTTAAACTTAAATCTTTTGCTAATGTTTTTAATACAACTGGGTCAGCTAAATCAGTTAAGTTTTTAGTATAGATGTTAGCTTTGATATTATCAATATCTCTGTCAATTAACTCAAGATTAAACATAGTATCATTTATGTTATTGTTAAGTTGTAATTTAGATAGTATATCAAATCTATTAGCAAGTTTTGGATTGGATGTGATAACATCATACACTCTTATAGCAAAAGCATTTTTAGGATCCCTGAACATATGATTTACATTGAAAGTATTATCAAGTGCCCTGTTTGCTAAAAACTCTTCATACTCTGCTTTTTCCATTTCTGTTTCAGCAATTGGATATACAGATCTTAAATACTCTCTTTCCATTACAAATCTTGCATAAGCTTTTGCGTCATTACCTTTTGCAATTGTAAATGTATTTGCAGGAAGCGGATGTAAACCTAACTGTGAATAATAGTTTGGTTCTTCTGCTTTATTACTCCATTCTTTAGAGTTGTATTCTTCTTGTAAATTTTTAAGATTGTAGAATAAAGTTTTAGTACCATCTTTATTTGTTTTTACAAAAGCTCCAAATTTATCAGAAAGCATTTCTTTAGCAGGAATTTCTCTTGCATCATAAGACATGTAACCTTTTTTAAGATCTGTTTTAACTATAGCATTTTGGAAAATATATGTAACTAGATCATTTCTAAAAGTGTTTAGATAATTATCTCTACCATCTTCTCCAAATGTTGTTTTAATGTTTTCCATTAACTCATTAGAATCATCTTTACCTTTTATAAAAGTACGGATTGCTGAGTTGTATCTTAACTTAAATAATGGAGCAGCTAATGACAATGCTAGTTTGTTATTAAAGAAAGAACTAATAATAGAATCTCCCATTAAAGCAGAAATAATTGGTTGTAACTCATCATTACTTTCTAAGTTTTCTAATCTTCCTTCAGATGTTTCAATATCAGATAATACAGATTTAGTATTTGTATCTGGATTAGCATTCATTTTAATCTGTGTGATACCTTTAATCTGGTCTTCAATATCTAAGTAATGTAAGAACATAGTTAAAGATAAGTCAGAAGATTTAGCACTGCGTGTATTTTTAGATTCTCTAATCAAACCTAACATTTCTTTTGCAGTAAAGTTTTTATCCTTTCTGTCTTTCATATAGTTATTAAACATCTCACGTCCTACTTCAAATCTAGTAATAGATTTACCTTTAGCTGGTAAAACTTTAGGATTGAAATATTTATCTACAATATTTGTAGCTGCTTGATATTTAACAAATGACTTTTGCTCAGGAGCTTTACCTAATACTTCAGCAAAAGTAGATTTAGCAAGACGTTGCTCATCTACATATTCTCTTACTAAAGGTTGAGACACAAAATAAATAGCTTCTTTTACTGGTACGCCAGCTTTTACTAAATATAACAATATAGGAGCAACTTCATAGTTACCCTGGATAAAGAAAATCCATGCATCTTTTTCAACATCCACCCAGCCATTCATTGCTTGGGAGAATATATCTGCTATTTTATTTGTGTTATCTACATCATATAAGTTAGACAAAGAAATTCTTTCCTTACCATTAACTGTTCTTACATTATGTCTTAAACCAATATTAGTACTTCTTGATTCACCTTTGTAATTAGTATATGTCTCCGGCATTAGGGCCCCAATTGAGTTTAATAATACATTCATTGTATTCTCTACAGCACCTAATCCTAATGTTTTCTTACCAACAATATTAGACTCATGTTTATATAAGTTATAAAGAGGCTCTAATATTCTTGTTGCACTGATAATTTTCTTACCTTTTTCAGGTTCTGTTGTTGTATCAGTCATGTAATTTTTAAATGGATCAAACTCCATTACATCCGGAGCTAATTCATCAGCTATATCTTTTAATAAGAAAGTACCATTTGGTGTAATAAGTGATACAAAGTTTTGTGGAAGCTCAAGTATTTCTTTGATGTCATTCATTAAATCATTTTCAACACCAGCTTTTTGTTGTTTAAAAACTTTTGTTATTGATTCTTCTTTGTTCTCTTTGATGTTCTGTAGAGAAGCTTTCAACTCCTCCGTGTTTTTATAGGTTCTTTCTTTAAGCTTACCATCCATGTCTATGTTAGTCATGAAGATTGTAAGTTTATCAATATCAAAGTCACCCCCGGACTTAGCAACTATCTCAGCTGGAGGAATAATAATATTACCTGCTTGAGCTGGTAAGAATTCATATACTTCCATGAACTCCATAGAGTTTAGACCCTGAACCGGAATCCTAACCCCTACAAGAGTTATTGCTTTTCTGTTAGCACCATCATTTGCATCTAACCATTCATCATCTTTGATAGCTTTGTTTAATGTCTTGATATCACCAATGATTTGTCCATTATACTCAAGATTTAACAAGTTAACATAGTCCCCCTGTAATGCAATCATAACCTTCATTGCTGCGGTTTTACCATCTGCCATCTTGTGATAAGTAGGAAGTAAGTTACTACCTATCCATTTTTTCTTATCTGCATCAGTAGCATTTCTGAACTTAGGAGACTCTGTAAGGTTATTCTCATAAAAAGCAGAAGACACTTGTACAAGCGGTTCCCCTTTTACTTTTTGTTTGATAACTCTTTTGTTGATTAGAGATAGTAAAAGTTTCTCAATTTTTAATGCTTCTGGATGTAATGACAAATCATGTAATAACTCACCACTATCTAATGCATCAATAAAGTTGATCATCTCATCACTATAAGATTCCTCATTCTCTAAGTTATTTCTAACAAGAGATAATAATTTTCCAATACTTTCTTTGTCTCTTGGTTTATAACCACCGTCAGGTGTTTCATCAAAACCAATTTCTTCTAATAACTCTAATTTAACTAACTCAGTATAATCAGCTACATTGTCAAGATATCTTTTTACTAATGGTGATACCACATCTTCTTCATTAGGAGAATTGATCATACCATTTTCATATAAGTTATCTAAAATTAACTTTCTCATCTGAGTAGAGAAGATAGATTTACCTTTAAACTCAGAGTTAACTTCTGTTTGGTTCTTTAGGAACTCTGTGAAAATTACATTTTTAGTAAATGGGACATCCTTAATAATATTACCATCTTCAGCAATTATATCATCTCCATTACCAAGGTGACCAACTTTTGAACCTGATTCAAAAACCACATAGTCCATGTTTTCAGCTATCATTTTCTCATTCAAATCATAAAGAGGTGTGCCTTTTTTAGCAACACCTGGTATAATTGGAGCAAGAGAAAATTTATGGAAAGATACAAGTGGTAAACCTGTTGTTTCTATAGCACCACAATATTGTAACTTATAAGGTGGGAAGTAATGAATTATATCTTCTACTGATACTTCTTCTCCTTTAGCTAGTTTTTTATATAACTCATCTTGTTCTGGTAACCAGTTACCTTCAAGTTCTTTTAAAATTCTATATGTTTCAAAACTGATGTGACCTTGACCATCACCAATCTTCATTCCTTTATATTCTTTTAAAGCTGTTTTTGCTAAGTCTTCTGCCTTAGCTTTATCACCAAATCTTTTTGTGTATTCTTTTACAAGAGCATCATAGTATTCATCATAGTAAACAGATTTGTCTATAACTCTTTCTCTAATGATACCTGTAGTTAGAGTACCGTCAAATGGTTTTTTATTAGGCTCAAATAACTTAGTCATTTGATTAATAAAACTTCTTGATTTTAAATCAGAAGCAAACCCTAAACCACCAGAACCAAAACCAGCATTACGTTTATGGAATTCTTCTTTAGCATGATTGTATAATGCTAAATCTCCATAACCAAGAATACTTGTCTCAAATTTATGTATCCATGAGTTATAAGCATATGCTTTCATTAATGTTGTGTCAGACTCATCTACAGTAAGTTCAACACCTTTATCTTCTATACGGGATCTTAATGTTGGATCAATAAACTTAGTTTTATTAAGTCTATCTGTTAAGTCTTTTGTTAATTCATTAAAATACTTAGCTACATCTTTTCTAATTTCTAATGCAAGAGTAGTGTCTTCTTCATAAATATCTGAAAAATCAAAGTCAGTATTTTTAGTTGCAATTGCTTTATCTACTATAGCATAGATTTTTTTCTGAGTATCTTTTGATAATACATCCTCAAATGCTGCAAGTGCTTGACCGGACATAACAATCTCACCTGTTTTTCTTTTCACCGGTCTTGTATAACCTGTAAATTCAGAATATTTATCTATATCAGAACCAAATCTAAAAATTCTATTTACTTCTCCAGCTAAGTATCCAGATAAAATATCAAATGAATAATCTTCACCAGAATTAGTTGTAGGTAAAAACTTCTCTAAGTCAACATATAAATTCTTAGCAGCTTTATTACCGTAAGTATTGATACCATTTTTCATTACAATACCTTGTGACATTTGTTTAGAAGCATGTCTCATGAACTCTTCTACACCATTCATCAACATAGTATGTATCTCTTGTAAATATTTACTTGTAGCATCCATTGATGCTGTAGAGATACCTGTTGATTTATCAGTATTTTTATCAATCAATTGTGTTCCAGCTACATTTTGAATAACAAGTTTGTTATCTTTTTTACCACCTGGATTAGTTACATCAGATAGACTGTTAAACAATGATTTTAAAAGTACTGAATGTTCAGTATAAGTATTGTTATCATATGCTAAATATCTCATATGTCTGAACAAACCATTTGGATCTGCTTCAGGATTTGTTAATTGTTGCCATGAGTCAGCATGGTTTAATGAAGTCATTATTCTTGTAAAAGTATTATCCAAGAAATGTTCCCATACTCTATTTCCTTCAGGGCTGATTGCACTAAAGTTAGAATACTTATCAGAAAATCTTACTTGGATATTAGCAAGCTCTTTGATTCTTGAAGAAGAGTCAAAAGATTTACCTTTATCCAATGAACTAGGTAATGAAGATTTTAAATACTCAATTGGATCTTTAAGAAATTTAGCTTTCTCAGGATCATTTACATTATTAATATGCTCAAGAGTATCATAAATATGCTTGATTCCAAACTTATTAATGAAATTTGGGTCCGCTAACACACTAGCAATTGTTGGATTACTAGTATCCATCATGAGCCCTAAAGCATTTAAGAATGAGACAACATTTTTAGGATTCAAGTTATTCTTGAAATCTTTAACTAATCCATTTAAGTCAAGTACTTTGTTTTCTGAAATGTATTTAGATTTAGATATAGTCTTAAAATTGATCTGCCAGTCTCTTAAAACTTTGCTTCTATCAAAGTCTGTTCTTTGAAGCCTTGCTTCTGCAAGAGTTTCTTTTTGACCTTTTTGGATATTTAAGTTTAACTGTACATATGATAATCTTGGTTTTTTAAGATCCTGCCAGAATTTAGTTTCAATAGTAAATTCACTTTTGTCAGCATAATCTTTTTCTGTTCCATCAGCATTCTTACTTCTGTCTGGTAAGTAAGATAACAACTGTAAAAATTCAGGGTTATCAATTACACCATCTGCAAGTCTTTTATACATTTCCTCCTTATCAAAAGAACCAGCTACAACTTTTGCAACCTTGCTCCACATTTCTCTCTCATCTAATAACACAGGAAGACCTGTTTGAGGATCTATTTCATACTCAACATTTAATTTTTTTGTACCATCATCATTGGTAGTAATAGTAAATTTATTTCTATCTATTTTGTATATACTAGATAGAATAGTTTTAGTCTCTTGGCTAGCAGCTTCTCTTGAAGAGAAAATATTACCACCATCAAGCCTAACAATTCTAGAGTTATCAATATCAGTTGGATCTTCTTCTAACTCAATAAATTTATTTGCTAGTATTTTAAATTTAGAATTTTGTAAATGGAAAGCTACAACACCTTTTTGGTCTTTACCGTCAATAGTTTGCTTAATATCTCCAAAATTATCTAGTAGTTTAGCTAAGAATGGCAATTGTGCTAAGTCTTCAGGTTCAATATCCTCACCTTCAGCAGCCCTAGTTGCAAGATTTGCTCTTACAGCATCCAACTTTTCAGATAGTTTCTTTTCTAATAACTGATAAAGGAATTCTCTATTGGTATTAGTTTGTAAAACTTTTACTGGTCCTGATGTTACACCAAACTTTTTATTGTAAGCATCAAAAACTTGTGGGATCATGCTATCTAAATAGTTTACAATTTTTAGTGACTCAGCAGAATCAAAAGGTTCATATTTAGTAGCTACATCTTTTACTGAAGTAATGGCTTTAGCTCTGTTTAATTGAGTAAACATCATGTTATCTGTAGAAGGTAACATGTTTTGTAATAAATATGGCTTTTCAGAAGAGTCATATAATTTATCAAATAACTCTTTAACAGATGCAATATCTCTTGGTCTAGTAACAAGCTCTTGCTTACTAACTTTACCAAACATATTATTTAAAAAATCATAAATTCTTTGAAAAACTGTTCCTAAGAAACCTTTAGGAGCTTGTTTTTTACCTTTACTTCTTGCGTAATCTCTAAAGTCTTCAGCAATATCTTCTTCAATTTCCCAATAAGATTTATCAGCCCATTTAGGATATGACTTAACTTCTTCATATAGTCTGATTTTTTCTTCTTTAGTAAGAAACAATTGTGAGAATGCATGCCATGCTTCATGGTATAAATCTACAGGAGTACCTCCGTCAGCTTCATAAAGTGTAATACCGGTTCCAGTAAATTTAGCAAATGCATTTGAGTTAACTACTTCAGTTATTCTTTTTAATGATATTAATCCTAAATGTTTAAGATTAGGATTATTTTTCCATTTACTACTTTTATTTAAAGGCGAATTATCCCACCAAGAATCTGCTTCAGCATTTTCTTCTTCTGTAGGAAATACTTGGTTTAAATACTCTTCATTTGCTTTGCTTCTCAACATTTCAAATCCATCAATATCTTCTTTAGTTATGTTTAAATTAGGATTGGAAGACACATTAAGACTAATAAGATCTGGATCAATTATTTCTTCAATTTCTTCTATGGTCTCAACTTTTTTAGTAGCTCTTTTCTTTTGAACAGCTTTAGCTTTTTCTTTAACTACAGTTTCAGCAGTAGTATTTTTTTGAACTTGAGTTGTTTTCTTAACTGGACGCTGAGTTTGTGTATCTACTGCAACTGGAAAGAATGCAGAATCATCTTCTGTAAATTCATCAGGAACAGCATATGCTAAATAAGGATTGAATCCTGCAACACTCTTTGCAGACTCAGCTTCATATTGCAAGTATGCAAATGGTAAAACTACAGTTTCAATATAGTTTTTTTCAACCGGTGTAATCTTATTACCTGATATTTCATAATCAGTATAAGTCTTATCAACACCCATGTATTTAGCAGAAAGATTTACATTTGCTCCAATGAAACCTTTATCACCAAACTTAATTGCTTGAGGTAAGTGTTGAGCAATTTTATCTCTTACAGCAGTAGTAAAAATTTCATCTCCTTCAAACTTCTCATTATTGATAGTTAAAGTAAGAGGTCCACTAGTAGCTTTTTCTAAAAAAATGTTATTTTCATTTTTAACCCCCTTTGCACTTACTCTTTGATTATTTAAAAATACTTTAAAGTATTCAATTCTTTTATCATCTGAAAGAGGAAGTCCTTTATTAGTAGCTTTACTTGTAATAACATCAGCCACTTTATCAGCAAGTGCTTGATTAAAGTTACCTCTTTGAACATTCACAGGCATTTCAATTTCACCAAGAGCTTCTGTATTCTTCTTAATATAAAATTGATAAAATCCTTTATTTCTATCTCTACCTTTAGTAGATACAAGTTTAACTTCTTTAATATCTTCTTTAGTAAGTTTAATTGTTTTATTTAACTCTGCATTGATTTGATTAGCTTTTGCTTTACTAACTATACCAAAACTACCACCAGTGATTTGAGTAACATATGAAGCATTGTTATCTATAACATCCTTACGCATGTTATATACACCATTCATTGCTTTAGTTTGTTCTTTAAGAACTGTACCGGATGCTAAACCTAATCTTTCAGCAATCTTACTAGCAGCAACTAAGGTGTTCTTATACATCTTACCAGCTTTATGATAAATTGTATAAAAAGCAGGTTTATTTTTGTTAAATGTATCTTCTAACAAATAAGGTTTTCTTATAAACTGATAAACAACAATACCATTTTCTTCATCAGTTATGTTACCATTCTTATCAAAATATATATAATTACCATCAGCATCAGTAATAACTGCAAGAACTCCTCTATATGATTTTGCAATTTCAGATTTATCTTTAGATAGTTTATATTTATCTTCAAGACTTTCTGAAAGCATCATTTTTAAAAACACTTCTGTATCATCAATCATTGGATTGTCTTGCTCAGCAGGTTTTTCTTTGACACTCTTTACAATTTTTTTAATTACTGTTTCAAAAACTTTTTTGTCTTTTTTGTCTTCTGATGTTACATCCTCTTCTTCCTGTGTTTCTTTTTTAGAAGGATCTTTTTGGTCAGCAAACTGAAATGTTGTGACATTAGGAAACTCAATTTTTGCTTTGTCTCTTGCTTTTTCTAATTCTGAATTCTCAGGATCAGTAATTTCTAAGTTATCTAATTGAAAGTTTTGATGTTCTAATTCATCTTTTACTTCTTTCTTAGATTTTCTTCTTATAGGTTTAGTAACATATTTCTTAACATTCTCAATGTCATTAAATTCTGCTCTCAACTTCATTATATCTGAAGGATTAAAATCAGTTTTAGCTAATATGTTATTTATTTCATCATCACCCTGAACAAAATGTATAGTAAGAGGAATGATTTGAGCATACTGTAAAGCTTTTTCTTCACCGGCTGCTTTCTCAATTCTTTGATATATATCTTTTATATATGCCTTTAAATCAAAACTTTCTGAAGGTTTAAGTCCAGAAAGTTTTTTATATGTTATTTTTCTTAAATCTGAAAGCTGAGTTTCATTTAGTGAACAAATCATTATAAACAAGTTTTTGAGTTATCTTCTAAGTTTTTGAATAAATCATCTTCATTTGATTCTTTTGCTTCTTTATAATCAGAAGCTTCAGTTTCTTTATTTTCAAAGAATGTTTTAGCATCAGTTTTAGTTTGTTCTGAGGCATCAATAGTTTCTTGAGAAGGTTTTACAGTTTCCGGCATTACAGTTTCATTAGTAGGTTTAACAAAATTATTTTCAAGCTCATCTTCAGTTACTTCTTGAGTAACATCTCCGTACTTTAATATAACAGAATTTTTGTTAACTTTTACTATTTGTACAGGAGAATATTGATTTGTAAAGTTACCAATATCTTGTAATATATCCCCCTTTTTCAAAGAAGCAATGTTTACTTTTTCTTTTAATTCAAGAGATCTGTTTTCAAAAGCAGTCTTAATTTCATCAAGAGTTAATTTATTATTTTTTCTATTTTTAGTTAACTCTATTTTTTTAAGTTGTAATGCTTCTAAGTCAGTAATATCAGCAAAAGCTTCAGTTGCTACATTAACACCGGATTCTTCTGGTAATAAATTATCAAGTTCTTCTGAGGAAGAATTGACTATTTTTTTGAGTTCAGGGATTGAAATTTCTTTCTCTTGTCCTCCGCTTGTTTCTCCAGAAACAGTCTTTGTTTGTCCTCCGGTAGGGCTTTGAATCTCAGGTACACTAGACCCGGATTGTACTTCTGACTCTGGTCCGAAGATTTCATTGAGTTCTTGTTCATATGGTTGTTCTTTAGCAATTCTGTTTTTAGCAGTTAAGTTAATTAAATTTAATTGATTAGTTAATTCATTTAATGCGTTAATTTGTCTATCAACAGCATTATACCCTAAAGCATCATCTTCTACACCTAACATATTTTGATATACTAACAGAGCCTTTATTTTTTCAGCAATCCAATTTTTAATTTTAGCAAGTTCTTTACCTCTTCCTTTAAACTCAGATATACCTTTTGCAAACAATACATTCAGTTCTTCAGGAAAGTTTTTATTAATTATACCATCAATTTCTTTTTCTACTTTAGGAGAAGCATCTGACAAAGCAGCTATTTGCTTTAATTCTTTTTGTGTATCAGCTGCGGTTTTACTTGCTCTGTTTTTTTGGAACTGGTTAGGTAATCTGTTTAACGCAAATATTACATCATTGCTGTTACCACCTAATACAAATACTTTATCATCAGTAGATAATTTATTTCTTTCTTCCTGTAGTTCTTTTATTCTAGCTTGAGCTTTACCTATTCTTCTAATGAATGATGCTTGAGAAAGTGTATTGATTGTTTGTTTAAGTTTTTTAATTTTATTACTTATTCCAACAAAGTCAGAACCATCATTTCTTTTTTGTTTTTCCAAATTTGCAATTTCATCATTAAGACTTTCAATTTCTGCCTTAGCAGCTTGCATTCTTTGTCTTTCAGAATTTACCTTTTTTGTTAAAGCAGAAATTGATTGGTCAAGCTCATCTCTTTTTGTATCATTCTTAAAATAAACAAGTTGAGTTATCTCACCTAAAGCATTTCTTCCTACAGTATATCTTACTCCATTTACAATTGCAATGTTTTCATTACTATTTTGAAACTTAGCATCTATAACAGTTCCTTTGATAATAGAAATTTGACCAATGTTTTCAATTGGTGTTATTAAAGCTAAGCCTGCATTAGTTAATTCAACACTACCATCAGTAATATTTTTATTTTTTGAAAGAAGAGGATATATTTCTTTACCTTTTTGAGTCTTTTGTAAGTCCTCAATTTTTTTCTTGATTTCAGCAGCTAATTTAGGATCTCCAAATTCCCCTTCAGCAAGAGCCAAATCAGCTATTAGTCCTGTTTCTTCATTTCCTATTAAAGCTTCAGACATAGATTGTTCAAAACCTAAATCAACTTCTACACCATAGGTTCCATCATCTTGTAAAATTAAAGTACCAATCTTACCATTGTAAATCACTTGCTTACCTACATTATCTTTAAGTAATACTTTAGATGTATCAGAAGCATTTATTTGTAAACTTGGTTCAACTTTTACACCTTCTTCACCCGAAGTTTCTATCTCTGCAGCAATTGCTGGTGTAGACAAAGTTATACCTTCAGCTTCTACATCAGGTAAGTATTCAAGTTCAAGTGTATTAAATAACTTAGCTGTGTTTGGAACTAATGGTTCTAATGGTTTATCTTTATATTTTTCACCACCAACAGTTACTTCAGTAACATATGAAGAAGCATTTTTATCCAATCTAATTCTCATTGGGAATAATGCAATCTTTGGAGTAACAGCTGTCATATTGTGATACAAGTTTCTATAAATAGAAAGCTGAGCTCTATATGCAACATTCTTCCAGCTGGTTGGATTATTAAAACCATTCCAAGATACAGATGTTTTAAAGTCTACAATCATGATCTCACCTTTAGTATTAATTAATACTAAATCTGTTTCACCAGAAACACCATTCTCTAATAAACTTTTATCAAATAGTTTAACATTATTAGTAAGTGGTAAATAACCTTTTGTATCTAAATCAGCTCTAAATCTTGTAACAATTCCTCTTTCACCAAACATTTGGTTAAAAGCAGATTCACTCATGATGTCTGAAATTTTAGTTTCTTTACCGTCAATTTCTACAGTGTCACTATATTTAAATGAAGCCCAGGTACCTGTAGCAGCATCAATAGTAAAGAACATTTTTGTAGCAGCATCTAGATTAGTACCAGCTTGAGCATTATTTGAAAATGATTCTTTTTCAATTAATTCTTTAAATTTTTCTTCTGTTGTATCTTTTTCTAATGCAGCTCTAATTCTAGCTTTCTTTTGCTCATTATTAAACTGTTTATAGTTTGTTCTTGCAAGTTCAGTAAATAGTTTCCATGCTTTATCAAATGCATCAACATCACCTTTTTTAACTGCAAGATTATATTCAGAAAAGAATGCTTTTACAATCTCATTTACATACTCATCATCATAACCTGGTTTTTTTGTACCTGGTACTTTAGAAGCCATGTTATCAGAAATTGTAGTTACTCTGGTAGTAAGTTTATTATCAGGATCATCTGCAAACTTTCTACCTATCTTGTTACCATCTTCATCAAATACATCAACTAATTCATCTTGTCTAGCTGCAACACCTTTTTTAAAACTTTCTAATACTTTTTCTGCTAAACTTACTGGTTGTAATGACCCTTGTCTGTACTGTAGGAATGTTTTAAGTTTATCAATGTCTTCTCCTATTTCTTTAAGATCTTGATCTGTAAGTTTTATTTCTCTATCTACCTGACCATTTTTATAAGTAGTGTAGATTTTAGTTTTAACTGCATTCTCTAGTTTGTCTATGATTGCATTTAAATTACTTATAGGAATTGTTGCTTCTATCTTTAAATTCTTAGCAATTCTAGAAGTTAAAACAGGAGGTTCTTTCAAAGCTTTAGCTCTAGCTTCACCTTCTTCTCTAACTTTCTTATTGTATTCATTTAATAAAGATGCACCATCAGAACTTTCTAACCAGTTCTGTCTTAAATTAGAATATTTAATTACATCCGTATCTTGCAAACTTGCAGGATCTATATCAATAGACTCTAAATAAGCATCAAATTCTGCATTAACTTGATTTTGCAAATCTTGAGGATAATTATCATAACCCATTTGTGCAGTAAAATCTTCTTGAGTTACTCTGTCTATGCCTTTTTCTTTAAACTCTGTTTCTAAATCAGCTTCAAACTTATCATATCTAGTGTTTATAGCACCAATTCTTTCTTCATTAACTTTGAAAGATTTAGTATCACTAACACCAATTATCTCTAAAGGATTTTGTTTAAGAATATTATTTTGTTCTTCAATTTTTTGAGCAAGTAGTGTAGGAGATTTTTCAGTTAAAGCATATATGATATCAATTGTTCTATCAATAATACCAGGTTCAGAATCAGCATTAGGTCTTTTAAATTGACGGGATGCAATAGCATTAATAACAGTACCATCTGTTTCTTCTTCTATTAATTGTAGTTCTTCTGCTGATAATAATTCATCAGCAAGTTCTGTAATTTTATTTGAATCTACAGGATCATTACCAATTACTTCTAATAAAGTTTGAAGCTTAGTAATTTTTTCAGAAGCAACTTTTTTGTCTTCTTCTAATTGTTTATTTTTATCATAAGCTTCTTGGTTTTGAGCATAAGCATCTTGTAATGAAACTCCTGTTTCATCTTGAAATGCTTGTTCAAAATCTTCATTTGCTTTATTTAATTCATCAGACTTTTGTTGTCTTAATTCAGATAATCTATCTTCATATTTTTGTTGCAAGGTTGCAGGATCACCTGCTGCTCTTTGTTCAGATAGTTGTGCTGCTCTTTGAAATAAATAAGCATAGTCTTCATATAAAATACTATCTTGATTTATAATCATTTCTTTAGTTGTGTCTATAAAATAAGATGGTAAATAATTTGGGTTATTACACCATTCAGCAAACTCATCTAAATCAACAAATATACCTTTAGAAGCTAAAGTATTTAATACTTCATTTTTCTCTACATCAGAGATTTCTTTATTTACAATTTCTTTATAATATTCTTTTCTATTATTATAAAGATCTTTCATCCAAGTAAAGTTTTTATTTAAATGATCATAAAAACCTTGAGGATCAGCCAACATGTTAACATATTTAGCCATTGCTGTGTTCTCATGTCTTAACAAATGAATGTCAAACAAAGAACCAAAAAGATCATCAATACCTCCATTATTGTCAAGCTCAGCTCTTAATTTTGCTTTTACTTGATCTACATCATCAAAAGATCCATCTTCTTTATTATTGATAGCTATAGCTTCAAGTACATCTTGAAAACTATCTAAATAATCTGTTACTCTTGAGTCACTAACATCACCATTTTCTTTAATGTTATTTAAAACTTCCATAAGATTTGCACCTGTAATATTTTCTTGGGCAGTATGAAATGTATTTAATGCATTAAGTAATGTTCTTTTTCTATTAATTTCTTCAGCCAGTCTGGGATCATTTGTAGAAGCTGCAGAATCAATTTCTTCCATAAGGTAATTGATCTGAGCACTTAATTTATTAGCGTCAGATAAAATACTGAAATTACTAAAAGCACTTGATGACAAAGATTTAATTTTATTAGCAGAACCATATAACTTTTGTAGTCTGTTTAGTCCATCATCAAAACTGTTCTGTAGGAACACAAAGCTGTTTATTGATTCCAAATATGCTTGGTTATATATTTGTGCTACTTGATGTTCTGGTGAACCTTCTTTATAGTTAGTTAAATCAACAAAGTCTTTGAACTTATCTCTTGCATAATTAAATCTTGCTTCAGTTACTTTTGCAGAATTAATTGCTTTATCAATATTTTGTAAAGCTTTCTCTCCTTGTCCTTGTTCTAATGACCATGCTTCTTCTAGTTCTTCAGGAGACAATGTTTTGTAATCACCAAGATTTTTAACAAACATATCAAAAGTTCCTGTTCTTAAAGCTGTAAGTACTGAACTTTGAAAAGCCTGGAATTCTAAATCTTTAGCATCTTTCTTAGTAACATTATCTGGATTATCTACAGTTTTAGCTACTAACATTTGTGTAGAGTAATTACTCATTCTAGGATCAAAGAAATACTTAGCATTTTGATGCATGTTATTCAAAGAATTAACAATGTTATCTGCTTGTGCTGATTTTTCTTTTACATACTGATCATATACACCTTTATCTTTGAACATTCTACTGAAGTTCTTAGTACCAAACTTAAATAATTTACTTGGTCCTTCTAGTAAACTTCCCATTAAGAAACCAGATGCAAATGTTTCTGCACCTTGTTCATTCATTTGTTTACCAAGTCCATCTAATAAAGCTCCAATACTATACATATATCCTGATGAAGCTTTGCTATAATAACCATCAACAAATTGTTTTTCTGTTGCTGAAGCTAAAACTTCCTGACCAATTTCCTGAGCACCTTCAACAAGATTTTTCTTAAAATAATTTAATGCTCCTGCACCAAGTTTTTTTGGATTTTTTAAAGCTTTAAGAGAATTTTTTAAAGATATTGCTTCTTTAGAATAATAAGATTTTGCAACATCATCTGCTGGATTAAATACTAGTTGAAATTCTTTTCCAACTTCTCCTACTACTTTTCCAAAATTAAATCTAGGTGCACCTTTTAAAAAACTAGCTCTTGTAATAGAAGGAAAAGCAATCTTGTTTGAATTAAATACTAATCCGGTATTCCATATTGTATTTTTAAAACCAGCTTTTTTAGCTTGCTTCATCATTTCTACTTGTTGTTCAGAAGATGGAGCTTGACCAAATTTAGCATAGTGGTCATTATACAATTTATCATAAACAGATTTCTGAGCAAAACCTCCTTCCAATCTACCTTCAGATAATGCTAAGTTTACACCCATTATATCATGCCAAAATGCACCAGCAGTTTTAGATACCTTAGCTAATCTAGTTATGTCATCAACTCCTTTTAAAGATTTGTATGCATCATATGTATTCTCTAATGGATTTAAAAATTTAGCAGTACCTTTTACAGCTGATGTAAAAAAGTTCTTAGCCGCATTTATGTTTTTTAATTCATTAACAGCAGTACTGATTTTACCAATATTTTTAACTGATTGAAAAAGTGCACTAGGAATTTTTGCAAATGCCTCCAACCCTTTTATAGCACCACCTATAAGAGCACCAGGACCAGCACCGGCACCTCCACCACCTACAGCTCCAACAGTAGCACCAATCATCATACCCTCTGCAGCACCTTCTAATAAAATACCTGCGGAGTATGAAACAGAGTTTAGTAAGTTTGTAGTAAATCCACCTACACCACCTTTACTAGAGTAACCTATAGCATTGTAATACTCATAATCTTTTGCTTCTTGTCTACTTGCATCAAGATCACCCCCAAAACCACTTGCATATGAATTTAAAGGAGACATAAAACCAAGTCCTACCATAGGTAAAGCTGCATTTACAGCCCACCTTTTCATATCATCAAATGTATTTGTCTGTTGATTGTATACAGCTTCATTATCAATATGTGGATCAAAACCTATTTTATTATAAGTCTCTTGACCATAAGCTTTATATCTTGCTTTAAAAGAAGGTCCTGATGGACTGTTATCATAAGCATATACATTACCATATTCATTTTTATCTTGAAAAGCAGCATCACTTGCAGTAATTGAATTAGAAAGAGCTTTCATACGATCTCTACTACTGCTAGTATTTTTAGCTGGTGTATTTGGAGTCACACCAGACATTGCTTGTCTAGTATCAATAATTTTACTTGTGTTAGATAAATTATTAATATCTAAATCAGCCATGCTTGGGACAATCTTAGTATTTGCCATTATTAAAATATTTTATATCCAGAATCTTTAGGAACTCTACCAAATTTATCTTGAAAAGATTTAACAGTTTTTTCATTATTAGAACTGTGATATTTTTTAAAATCTTCAGCAAGTATATCATTAGCATCAGCAAATCTTCCCATAATATCATTTAATTTACTATCAATTTGTTTACCAAATGGTTGTGCAAAACTTGATTCTTTTAGTTCATAATATTCACCATTGTCATCAACTGCTCTTATTGTAGTAGTATAGCGATAGTTACCAGTAACATTATCTCTATCAAGGATAAGTTTATGTCCATAAACAGGATCTATATACTGTATTTTTTTACCAGTATTTAATACAGCTTCCGTAGGAGTAACTTTGTTAGATTGAAACAAACTATTTTTCCAACTAGTTGCTGGTGCAATATAAGTGATCCCATTTGTTTGTAAATCAGAAATTATTTGAGCATCAGCCTTTTTATCAAAATATTTTTCAATAACTTCATTAGGTATATTTTTAATCTTCATTGCGCCTAACTCAGAATTTTCTGCACCAATTTGAGATTGTATAAGTTTAAATATAGTTGGATTACCTTTTTGATTTTTATTTTTTGACATAGTAGATAAATCAAATAACATATTTTTTAATTTGTTATTTAAGTTAATATCAATTTCTGCATCTGGATCATACTGGTTACCTTTTAAAGAAACTCTATAAGAATTTTTATCAGCTTGATTAAAATTAATTTTTCTTACATCATTTAGAAATTGATTAAAGTAAATTAAGTTATCATCCTTTCTACCTAAGTTTACATTAACAGATGTTGGAGTTGCTCCTAATGAAGTTTTACCACCAGATGTACTTTTTATACTTGGTAAATAAGATAATAAACCTAACTTATGATCAGGACTATAAACAATATCTTCATATGTTTCATTCATATCACCTAATAAATCAGCATTAGAAAAATTTTTAATTGCTTTACCCGCCTTATACATATTAGTTGGATTAGGTGAAACTGAAGCACCTATCATATTAGGTATGTTTGCAATAAGTTCACCAGTTCTAGAAAAGAATCCTGGAGTTTTTACTTGTTTACCTGTTCTTTTTTCATAACTATCAAGAATATTTTCAAGCATATCATTAAATTCATCATCTTCCCATGCTTTACCAGTAACATATTTTTTAAGATACTGATCAATAATAGTATATCTTAGTGCTTTATCTTCAATACCTCTAGCTTCTAATTTTGTACTTAAAGAACTAGCAATTCTGTTTTCATTTTCTTTTTTAATTTGTAAGTGCATGCTATAAAATGTCTTCATTTGATCAAGTTTATAACTTGAAATAGAAGATGTTTTATTATATTTCAATCCTGCTCCTCCTGCATTATGTTTTAATGCCCAGGCATCCATTCTTTTTTTATAATCAAAAATTTTAGCATTAAGTGTAAGATCTCTAACAAGTTTTTGTCTACCATCTGCACCATTATCATAGTCATTTTTAATTTTATCCCATATTTTTTGACCTCCTGCACGATCTGTACCAAACAAATATGCTAAGTCATTAGCATAAATTTCTTTACCATCAATACCATTTTTAATTGTATTAACCCAAGTATCTATATATTCACCTGATAGTTTATCAACATGCTCAGTTAAAACCTTTCTATTATATTTAATAGAGTTTACTGAACGGTCATCTGTTTGACCACCTTCACCACCATCACCTGATTCTTCTTCTTGAGCTCCCGCTTTAACATTAACAACTTTTCCTGTTTCGGGATCTATTTCAGCAAAACCATTATCTAATTTCCATTTATTAAGAGCATCATCAGAAGCAGCTTGTATTTTTGCAGAAGCTCTCATATCAGCTCTTCTATTATTTTCTCTATCTCTAGCCATTGCATTTTGATTCCTAACAGTCTCAAGCCCTAAGGGACTAATTTCTTGCTTATAGATCATATCATTTCTAGAATAAGCATCTGCAGCAGACATTATATCTCTCTCAGCTAAATAACTTGCAGATAATCTATCAACATCATATCTAGCTTGTTCAAGATTATCTAAGTTTAATCCTTCAACACTAGTTATAGTATTTTCTCCAGTATAAGTATTACCAGATGAATCAAGTTCTTGACTTAAATTTTTATTATGTTGATATACAATGTCATCTACTTGAATTGCTTGTTCAATTTTTTGTAAATAAGCAGGTTGAAATGGATTTACTTCACCATTGCTAATATCCTGTTCTACATTATTTTTTTGATTAGTAGATGCTGATAAAGCTTCTTCAGCTTGTTTTGCTTTTTCTCTAGTATAATCTTTAAGAAATAAAAACTGTTCTTTTAAAAACTCTTTTTCAGCTAAAACTTCATTATTATTATATTTACTTGCTCTTGCTTTAGATTCATCTTTTCTCCTTACATATGCTTCAGTTGCATATTTCTTTTGTAAAGCAGGATCATTAATATAATCAGCATAAAACATTTTTTGTAATGTAGGAATAATAAGGTCCCCATTCTTTTGTCTGACCATATACATACCAGATTTATCTGGTTGAGTTATGTCAACAGACAAATTATACTTTTTAGCTAAGTCCATGTACTGTTGAGTAGCATTAACATTTGGAGTATACATAATATTTCCAAAACCTAAAACATCAGCTTCTGCTGCATTTTTAAATTCTTCTAATCTGTAATCCATGTCTTTAATACCCACATCCCAGTATGCACCTCTATCTTCTTTATTTTTACTTGATGCTAATGCTAATGCTCTTGATTTTTCATCTTTATAGTTCTTAGTAAGAGCCATATCTTTCATCAAGTTTTTATTTTCATAAACAGGTCTAAAAATTTGTTTAGCTTGTTCTACATTTTGCTCAAGAGATAAATCTAAACCAGAAACTCTTTTTAATTCATAATCTATATTTTTTAGATAATCATCTTTCATCTTATTACTAGAATCTCTAGTAACATCTTGATAGTATAATTGTCCATATAGATTATTTAATTGCTTATAATTCTTGTCATACTGATTTTGCTTTGTTTGCAAAACATTATTATAAAAATTATAGTCAGGCTGAAATGGTTGAAAATCAGGAATATAATCGGTGACACCAGAAATATATGTAGCCATAATTAAATGTATTTAAATGTTGTATTATTAATTCTTTTTCCTAATAACTTACGGCTCAATGAACCTTTAGTAATATTTAATAAATCACAAACTTCAGCAAGTGAACTATAAATTATTCCTGTTGTAATATCAATAATTTTTTTTCCTCTTTTGTCTCTATGTACTTTTTTAAAGTCAATCTGTTCTCTTGATTTTTTTAGTATCTCTTTATGTTCTGGTGAAATAGTTCTTTCTTTAAGTTTTTGAATACAAAGAGCAGAAGGTTTTTTACCTTTATTAGCTTGTCTTAATTTTTCTTTTGTTTCTTCTGAGTGTATAGAACTACCATTAGGATCTGTTGGTTTTAAGTTGTAACCTATATTTCTATCTAAACAATTATAACAACTAACCCAAAAATGTTCTTTTTCATGTAATACTTCAATATTGCATAACTCAAGAATCTCAAATTTAAAATTTACCTCTCCATATTTATTCCAAGCTTTTTGTAAATAACTGTTTTTGTGATAATTATTTCTTAAATCATATAAATGACCATTTTTTCTTGTTCTAATATTAGAAGCACAACCAATATATAATTTATTATTTACAATATTAGTAATTTTATAAATACCTGATGAAGATTGTATATATGTACTCATAGCTAATTTTTTCTATTGTAAATCTATAAAATTTTTAATTTCTCTATAAACATCAAAAGTTTAGAGTATGAATGGGTAAGTTATATCACTATAAATAAAGCCTCCTTTTTGGTTATATATTGACATAACTTTTTTAGCATCATCATTATCACCTCCACCAGATGATGCAGCCTTCATTTTTCTTTCAACACAGTTTTCAATCTGAGCTTCATCTTTATAATACTTAGAACATTCATCATGATATGCTTTGTCATCACTTCCAGACACTTCAGGTTTAACTTTTCTAGATTTTGTTGGATCATAAGTAACTTTACCACCAATTGATTCATCAACATCAACCTGAGGATATATCTGATTCATAGCATCTGTTTTCATCATGTTTGTTATACCTGATGTAGTTTGATTTAATAAATTATTTCTCAGTGCTCTCTTAGTATTATCATACTGTTGATTAGAAATAGTATTCTGATCATATAGTTTTTGTTGAGAAGCAGTATTTAATTGTTGCTCTTGATTCTCAATATTAGAAATATTAGATTCAAATTGATTAGCAATGTTTACATTGGCATTATTGTATTTAGCCATTACATCCGCAGCATTTTTACTAGCAGCACCCATAACACCTGATGATCTAGCAGACAATGCTTGAGGTCCTGCAAACTGTCCAAGAGCTTGTGTTTGTATATTAGCTTGCTCAGCATTAGCAGCAAGTTCTCTTGTTGGATCCATGAATGTAGGTTTTGGTGTTCTCAAATCATACTTAGCAGCCCAAGGCATGTATTTTTTAGCACCCATTAAATCACCAAAAGCACCTGCAATTTTCATTTTATCTTGCAACCACATTTTAGGTTCAGTCTCTTGAGCAGGAGTACCACTTTCTACACATGGAGGACAACTATTATCAGCATTTCTTTCTGGTACATAAGCACTACCATCAGCTCTAGTACATTCTGGACATGGACCTGTAGCTTGGTCTTTCTTTTCTTCAGGTATAACTTCAAAGTTTCCTCTATCAATTGCTGGATCAACACCATGAGCAAGTGTAGAATTTTCTGCATCACCATCTATAGGAGACATTGTAGCAT